TATATTTATTTAATTGTTTACTTAATTCGTATTTTGCTACTTGTGGTTTGACTACCGTTTCAATAATATGTTCTGCTTTTCGGTTGAACTCATCAACGTCTATCTTCATTGTTCTTGTTGTTTAAAAACATATTTCAAATGTAAATTTTAAGAAATGGAATGTTAATATTTTCCATTCTTTATGGTAACAAAATGTTGGAAAAATGTACCAATTATCCTTACCCCATTTATCAATATTTATTTCATTCATTGTTCTTGTTGTTTAGTTTCATCAACCCATTGTACTCCAAAAAATATCTTCATCATTTTTCTGTGAATCCATTTTGGTTTGTTAGGCATTGCTAATGTTGTGTTTCCTAATTTATACCCGCTAACATTTAATGTTTGATTAGGTACTAGTGTTGTTTCTTTCATTTGTCTTGTTTAAAGGTTATTATTTTAATTACTAAATTGGCTATTAAATGTCCAACTGCACATCCCATTACAAAATAGAATATAGCATTTAATATCTCTCTCATTGCTCTTTAAAGGTTTCGTTGTAGTATTGTTCTCCGTTTTTTAATGTTCTGAAATTATCAAGCACATTCATTCTTTCAATAGTTGTATCAACTGCATCAACTATCTGATTCTTGTTTAGCTCAATTGCCTCTAACCATTCATTGTCTGTTATGTATTCTTTTTCTAACCAAATCTTAAATAATTTTTCTACTGCTGTCTGTTTCATTGTTCTTGTTGTTTAAATTGTATATGCCCAAATACCGATACCAATACCGATTATTATAAGTTCAATTAAACCAATAACAAAAATGGTTAGTATAGATGTGTCTTCATTTCTTTTCATTGTTCTTGTTGTTTAGTTATCATTTCTATTTAGTTTATGTGGTAAAAATTGGGACTTATCCTTTAAAGGTTTCTTCGTTATCTACCCACTCATCCACTATTTCAAGATTCCCACTGAAAGAATATCCAGTAGCTTTTAAAAGTCCTTCAATCATTTGTAAAGCTTCGTCTAGAGTTACATCGTTATGAGGTACTTCGTGGGTGATTTTGTGTTCGTATTGTTCGATTGTTATTTTCATCCGTGTTTATTTAGGCATTGTTTGTTTTACATTTTCTTCATACAATCCGTCTTGTTCCGATTGCTTTACCATTTTAGTTAATAAGCTACCTCTGTATTCGTCTTTGAGTCGCTCCAAGTAAAGCACAAAGTCCATTGCTTCTTCTTGTGCGTGTGTAAGCCATTCTAATGTGCTTAAATCAGTTCTTTCTAGCGTAGTGTTGTACTTGTTTATTCCTGCTTGCGAACGTTCGCTGAATCGACTAAGAACACGCAGAACAATCTTATCCTCTATTTTCTGATTCATATTCATTTTTTAGTTTTTTAATTTGATATATAGCTTCATCTGCTGATATTTTAAACCATTCGTTGTTTTCTGTTCCATAAGTTTCAAAAAAATATCTTTCAATTAAAACTGGATTATCTACTCTTGTACAAAAAACTACTTCAAAATCTCTTAATGGAGATGATACATTATAATTTTTAAGTCTTTTTTCAACGTCTATTGCTCTACCTATTTTTACCCAACCATCCCAAGCAGTATTTGTTATTACATATATCCATCCTTTATAAGGCATAGACTTGTATCTATCTCTGTAGTATTTTTTGTGTTTTTCTCTTACACATTTTAAACAATAACTATGTCTTTCAACAGCAGTTTCTTGATTACATAAAATACATTGCTTCATAAGAAATTAATTAAGGTGTTGTAATATTCTCGGCAAAGCTCTACCTGTTCTTTTATTCTTTCAATGACTGCTTCGTCTTTCTGTACGTAGAATACTTTAACTCTGCGATTCTTTGGAATGTGGCTAAAGATATGTTTCTTTTGGATCTCATCTCTTAGATCTAAACTTTCTTCCATTAGGTTTAACTTCCAGTGAGTTCGTCTAATCTCATCCTCAACCATTAGTTCGGGTGTGTCAACTAAACAGTAACATAGCATTGACTGTTGTTTACCTGTTAGCCACATATATCCTTGAAGTTGGTAGTAATAATCCTTAGTTGGAATCTCAGTCTCAAAAAACGGAAAGGTAGAACCATCCCAAGAGCTTTTAACGTCTAGTAGAACTTGCTCCGTGTTTACATCGGGTGTTCCTGTGATCCAATCGTTCTGAAATGACTCCTCATTCTTGTAAATAAATCCTACATCCAGAACTTCATTAACTAGGTTGATTGATTCGTTCTCTACTTCGTTACCTTTGTCTGTGTAACGTGAACTGAACTCTTTTCTGATTCCATATTTATCCTGTAAGACTAACTCGTGAATGTAAGTCTTTGCAGTCTGTGAAAGCACCTCACTCTTATTGCGAGGTGCTGACATAATTTTTCCTATAGCAGAGCATCTAACTTTCATAGTGCGTTTAGTATATCGATTTGACCTTCTGTTAACGTGAATTTACTCTCTAAAGATTCACGTGTTATCTTTCCTTCCGTTACTGCTTTGACTGCATCTTGGAATCTCTTAGCGTCTAAAGCTTGTTTCTTTGTTTCGCTTTTTACTTGCTCTCCACTTGCATCAGTATCTTTGTCAGTTACTAATCCTAACATTGAACTGATAGCATATCTACGAATGTAAGTGATTGCAGAACCTAGAACTTGGAAGTCGTTCATTCCTTTGAGTTGTACGTTCTGAGGAATGTTTGTGGAGCTTTGGATTTGTTCTCCTGATTCTACGTGGAATAGAATCGTCAATACATCTCCTTCGTTAATTAACTGAGTGAATCCTAATCCGTGTTTTTTTAGTAATGGATTGATAACGCTAAAAATCTTCGGTAAATCCGAGTAAGAATATCCATAGCCTTGTGTAGCTTTGTGGATTACTGGTACTTCTTGTTGGAACGCAGCCAACGATTTAAATAAATGTTTCATAATAAATTGGTTTTTGTTTATACAAAGATATAACATTATTTCATATCTCGTATCAAATCTTTATATTTTTTTATAATTTCTTTTAGCTCGTCTTTCGTGAACTTTCTTTCTATATGTGCTATTGAATCTAAATCAGCTAATTTATCTGCTCCATATCTTTTAATAAATCCCAATCTATAATTATTTATGTCACCTGACTTATCTTTATTGCAAGGTCTTGAACATTGAGCATTAACATTAAATTCATTAAAACGCAGGTTGCTATGACCTCCTGCACTCCACATATGTCCTGCATCCACATTTCCTTTTCGTATTGGTTTATTGCAAGAAATACAATTTAATCCTTCATCCCTTAATCTGATATACTTGTTAAATACTACCTGTGCTTCCTTTAGCCAATCTTGTGTAGTTTTTAGGTCTGTCTTCATTCGTGTTTTCGTTTCTTTCCAAGTTTTCTCTTTTACCTCAGCTACAAATGCTCTTATACAATCGTCTTGTAAGCAGTATTTATGTAAAAAACGGATAGGTTCAAACTTTTGTTTGCAGTTTTTACATCTCGGCATCAGTCTACAATTATTGATTCTACAAATTGACGAAATCTAATCTGCAAGTCAACTTGTTGTTCGTAGATTTGCTCTCTGTTATCTCCGTATACCTGTAAAACTTGATTATCTACTCTTCTGATTTCTTGCATTAATATATTTGCCTTTCTTTTTAGGTCTCGTTTAAATACTGATTGTTCATTAAGATCTTCAATCCAATCTGCCAATACAGGCAATACTGCACATAGTGCAACTAATTTGTGTTCTTTTCTCATAATTTTTCTATTTGATTTTTTGATTCTTTTAATAATTCAAGTGTCTTATCAAATCCAATTATTTCAGATACTTTACCAATAAATAATTGCTTTTCAAGTTTTTGTTTTTTCTCCATTTTTTTAGCTTCTATCAATACAGTTGATAATTTATTAAGCATTTCTCCTGTTGAAATTTTACCTTTTAATTTTTCAATCTCTAATTTCATTGCATTTTCAGAATAAAATTCTACTGCTGTCTGTTTCATAGTTCTACGTTTTTAAATTTTAATTCGTGTTCCAGTTCTTCAATTCTTTTTTTTAGTTCTCCGTTTATATGTAGACATCTGTTGATTTCCCTGCCTTGTAAGCGTAGTTCTGTCTCTAGTTCGTGTATTGCTTGTTCAACTTGCTTTAAATCGTTCTCTGTGTCCTTTGCTCCGTTTATGTACACTACTGCAGATGGTTTCTTTTCTTCTAATTCTTCTCGTGTTAGCTTTACTTTCCAAATGTTCTTTTGTATTAGTCCCTTAATGTAAAGTAGTTTTAATCCTATGTCCATCCTTTGTTGTTTAATGCGTTTAACTTTTGTTCTGTCATTGTAATTTTAGCTTGGAAAGGCTCTTTTACCCTGTATGGTTTTAAAGGATCTTTTCCGTGTATTTCAAATCCAATTCCTTTGTTAAAATCACAAACTACAGGCTCATCCATTCCTGTATGTTTACCTCCTGTTTCCATATCCTTAACTTTCTCTACTTGTACCCAAGTTTTGTATTTTAAAGTTTCGTGCTTGATTAGTCTGTGTATCACAATCATATCATCACATCTGTTTAGGAATGCCTTACCTCCTTCAATATGGTCTTTTAACGGTGCTTTAAGGTGTCCTTTTAGTTCGCCTTCTGCGTAAAGGTTTCCTGTGCGTCCACTCTCCGTGTTTGGATGCGTGTTTATGTAAATTGTCATTCCTGTTTGGTTTACAAATTGTCTAGCTTGGTTCATAAATTCGTAATTACCAGAAAAGCTCATTTCTCTATCAAGTCCTGTAAACGGATCAATCAATCCTACATCTGCTCCACTTTCTGTAAATAGCTTTAAGATATCAGCAGGTTTGTAAAGTTTGGAGTTATCAATGAACATAAATGATTGTTCCAAGAATGCAAGATCTCCGCTGATTTGCGAATGTGTTAACTCTTTGAATGGTTTACCTCTGTACATCTGTATCATATCACGAAGGATTTGACCTTTCTGATTCTCGCCACTCCAAATGCAGAAGGTTAAATTGTGCTTTAATGCTAGTGTAAGAAAGTACCAATTTATCCAGTACGTTTTTCCTACGTTGTCGTGTCCAAGAATGATGTTTAGTTGTTTAGGTTTGAATCTTAGGTGTTCATCTAAAAAGCAATCTAATCCCAATCCTTGTTTAATTTTACCATCCTTGACATCAAGTAGGTATTGTAACGAATCTCCTTGTTTTAGTATCATA